TATCCATCTGGAATTAGTGGACTATTTGCGTTGATTGAAGACGAAATAAAGTTGTAGTTCCCCAACAACTTACCCGGAAGCATTGATGTATTATTGTCTCTGAACGTTACTTGATAATCTGTTTCATATTTTCTTTGTGGATTAATCTTATCTAAGTCCAAACAAGAAGATGAACTTAAGAAAGTGGCACTATTAAAGTTTAATCCTTTATTGTTATTCAACGGAGGTGTTTCTGTTGATACAACTTCTCTAATATTTATCTTCGTTTTTAATGCTCCACCACCTTCTTGGGCTGTAATTCTATACGGAGCGTTCAACTTTCTATTAAAGACCTGTATTGAGGCAGAGTGAATCATCGCTCTGTCTAAATCAACGCCTTGATTCCCTGTGTCAAGATTTGCATCATCTCTTGTGGCTCGCTTGTTCCACCAAAAACAATTTTGATCTTGATTAGATTCTAATCCACCACTAAATCCAGTAGATATTACCTTATCTCCTCCGTGGAAATAGTCTATGACTGTTATTGCTGTATTTCCAGATGGTCCGACAGTGTTTTGGGTTAATGTTAAAACTCCACCAGACTCAGATACAGTAATTACACTATTGGCAGTTCCTTGATTATGTCCATTTGCGTGGTTTATAGCATTCTGGAATTCTTGAGCAATTTGACTTTTGGTGGTCATTCCATTTACTTGGACTATTATATAAACTCCACTGATCACTGTACCAGTTGCACCCGCTGTTCCATCAGAGTCGAACAAGTATGTGTCACCATCTGCTGGCAAACCACCATTAGCAGAAAGAATCTGGACTTGGATTGCATCATAATCAGAGTCAGTATCACTAGTGAACGTTATTGTTCCTGTTGCACTGGTTGTGTCTGCCGATGGGTTTAGCGGAGCGTGTCCGAATTCCCAATCATAAACAAGTTCATTAATACCTTTTATGGTTCCGATTGGATCATTAGATCCAAAATGCATTGTTGGAAACTTGTGAGAATATTTGCCACCACGTTCAAAGAGATGGCTTTCAACAACATTTGCTACTTCATTTATTCTTGAAGAAGCAGGTGCCAACTTCTCAATCATTTCAGATACAGCACTGTCTAACCATTTAAAATAATCTAAATATTTGTCAAGATCTGGAGTATTTCCGACTCTTTCAAAGAATATGCCTCTTACTTTTTCAAGTGCTTTATAGTTTGGTCTGTATTTGTTAACAGGATCGCCAATCAGGTTTTCTAAAGCACTAGCATCAGAAGCAGCAGCCATAAAGTTAATCATTTCTTCAGAAATGGTTTGATACATACTCTTTTCTACAGAATATGTAAACTTGATTGGCTTTGTTCTTGTTGTAAATAACTCATCATCTCTGCTTAAAATATTTACAGAGGTATAAGAATTGAGATTTTCAGGAACTTGCTGTCTATATCCTTGGACATATTCCCTTGAAACTGCTGTCTCACTACTTGGTTTAAAGAAATCTCCACGACCAGTGTGGTGTTTGAGCAGCAAATCAGAGAATTCAGTTCCATATCTTCCATCATTTGACCCAGAAGAGAAGTCCAATACAGTAAACTGACCGTTTGAATCAGACCCAGTAACCGTGTCAAAGTCCCAATGTAATGCCAAAGTATTGATTTTTGCTATGTCTTTTGGGTATGTTGGAGCAGTTTGTAACAAATAACTGCTTTCCATACTGTTAAAAACACCGAAGTTTTTGGGGTCTACAGCGTGAGAAACGATTTCTTGATTTTCCAAAGGTATAGACCAGTATCTACAAGACGACAACTTTACATCTGTTTTTGTCAACAAAGAACCAGTGAAGTTTGTCCTATGAGAGCCAACATAAACACGCTTTCTATTTGTAGCAAACTCAAATCCATTAGCCTGACTAATAGATTCTGTGTGACTAAACTGGTGAATAACTTGATTTCCAAAGGTACAAACACCGAAAAACTCAACATTATATCCTGCTGTGCCGTCTAATGATCCAGAAATCTTACCTATGTTTGGATAGTTGCTTGGTTTTACTTTTACAGCAAAGTTCCATTTTTGATTTTCATAAACTTCTTTATAAACATCTGTGACAATTTTAGTGAATATACCCTCTGTAGATGTATTGACATTTGAAGAACTCAAAACAAAATGAACATCTCTATTAGATGGATATGTTTCAGATGATCTTACAGCATAAACTTGGAAGTTGGCATAATCATTATTAGCCCAAGCATAATCCGTTGAATCTTCAACAGCAGAGTGAATACCGAACAAAGAAGCAGAAAGACCAACAAATGCTTTATCTAAAAATCCGGGTGAATCTGCAAGAGGCTTTTTCGGAAAGATGACTTCTGCCTCTAATGTCATACCTGTCTGGGAATCAAATCCGTCCAGACTTGGATCTGTGCTTCCTGTAATATATGAAACAGAATCAGAGTTTGATGGATCTGGATGTTGATATACGGTTGCGTCAAAGTTCAATATGCTGTTGAAATCAGCATATGTTTTTCTAATAACTTTAGGTCTTGCAGATTCTGATAGTTTAATGACACCATTATCCGCATACATATTCAAAGAATATAGATCGTCATCAACACCATAACATCTAATAAGGTTTCTGATTGCTTTCTCAGTTCCTTTAGATTTATTTATAAACAATAAGTTGTTGTAAATATTTGTGTATATCTGGTTTTTAATGTCTGATAATTTCTTTTCAAACTCTCTATTATCATCTCTGTTAGCCAAAGATTCCAATAAATCAGCATCAGCAAATATTTCAGGTGCGATAAATCCGTGACTTTTCAGAAGTCTATCAGCAAATGGTAAAGGTTTATTTGTGCTACCACTAACAGATCCACTTAAATATACTTTGTCTTTTAGGTGTGGAAGACTTTTTATTTGTAAAGAAAGTTCATCAAAATAACTTGACATAATCTGTGTTAATGCCAACGTTGTATTTCTTTGTCTATCTTCGTCTTGATCTATAATCCATCCCGGCAATGTATTGAACATAAATGATGAGTTTCTTCCATCATATTCACGACCTTTATTGCTTGCCTCTTCTTCATACATAACAACATTTGGGTGATTGCTATATACGATTGGATCTTTAAACTCTCTTTCTGCCGCATTAGATAAGACCATAGCAGATCCTGTTGATCTCATACCTGTAGAGTAGTTCTTGATAATACCGTTTGATATACGACCAGAATAATCTAATGCTACCGCATCTAACGAGGATGTAGTTGTGATACCTTCATTGAACTTATAATAAACACCTAAATCAACAGGATTTTCTGATCCAGTAAACTTTGAATCAGCATTTCCATAGTCAGAGTTGGTTCCTCCTCCAACTTGTGTAAACCAGTATCTTCTAATCTGCTGAGATGTTCTTGAAGACTTCCAAAATCTGAACTCATCCATATATGATCCAGATAATGTCCCCCAACCGTCAGTTGTCATACCAGAAAAATATAATCCCGGAGTAGGTGCTGTTCTGTAAGCCCCGATATTTGCGTTAAGAGGCAGTGTATCAACTGATCCGATTTGAGATCCAGTTATAACTGTTTCAGCGAGATTGCCATTGATGTATAATTTAAGAGATAAGTTTGATCCTGTTGGATCATTTTTCATCACAAAAGAATAATGATTCCAGTTAGATAAATCAATACCAAGAGTTCCGCTAAGAGCAGTGCTACCAAGTCCAGCACGAAAGACACCGCTTGATCCAGAAGCATATGTTACATAGAATATGTTGTCACCAAGATATGCCCCATTTGGATTCCCAGACCCATCTACATCAAAGATACTCTCAACCAGAAGTCTTCCGAATGTTTGAGAAGATCCGGGAGTATACTCAAAGGACTCATTCCAAATATCAAAGTAAGCGTGTCCCGGAGATGCTTGACTCTTAGATGGTTCTGTTTGTAGTTTTAACCAGAATTCTACTGTATTACCAGTAGTTCCATCAATAGTAAGATTTTGTTGCTGTCTTATTTCAGCATCGTATACATTAGCCTTTTGTTCTTTGAACTTATAACTAATAGACTTTTCATAGCCAGATCCAGAAGCATATGCTGGAATAGCGGGACCGTTGGGACCACCTTTAATACTAATATATTGTGGTGCTGATGATTTCTTATATACAACGTCACCAAAAGCAGTTCCATCTACTGTTGCGGATGTAGATCCCCAAGCGTGACCGATTTCAATATATCCGTTTGTTCTTGGATATTCATTTTCAAAAATATAGTTGTCAAAATATGAAGCAGAGTTGTGCCAATCCAACTTTTCTTTTTGAGATCCGTCGTATGGATAAAATCTATAAATATTTTCTATTGCTTTTGTATAATATTCTCTTGCTGATCCAAATCTTGCGAAGTTTGCTGGGTTGGTATAATCTACATTTGGAACAAATCTATCTTTATCTTTAAGAAAAGATCTAACATAACCGGGAGATTCAATCTCTCTACCGACTTCGGACATACTGGACGAAGGTAAAACCTTGTTTGTTTTTGTTGCTCTATAGCCTGTGGTTCCTTTTTTAAAAAGATTACCAATGCCTTTTTTATCAGATCGTCTTACCATTATTCCTCAACCCTAAACTTAAAAACTTCTTCTTGCTCTTTATAAGAGTTATTCAAATAATACGCAAATCTAACTCCATATTCATATCCAGACTGTAACAAACTCATATCAAAATCAAAGTAGTTACCAGAAACATCATATGACAACCTTGTGTAAGATGCTGGTGTTCCAGATGATTGTGGTGAAACTGATGAACCAGTTCCAAATGGAATTACTACATAATCATCACTTATGCGATATACGCTATAATAAGCATCCTCAACAGTCTCTGTTGGAAGTTCTGCCTGTGCGACTGTATAAATATTTGGATTCCAGTTTTTCTGTCTTATGAATAATCTAAATCTTGCCTTTTCTTTTCTTGAATATGAAGGCTTAAGATTATCAACATTAGTTACATAATCTGGGTCTGGGTTATGTGAAGATGCTTGTAGTGATAAGACTTCTATAGCAGAACTCGTGTGATACGCTATAAGATCTTCATAGTGCCAAACTGCGTATACATCAGACAACGAATGAGACATAGCAAATGATGCTGTGTATACACCTGCCATTGCCCCAGCAGGTCCTATGGCAATACCACCAGTTACATTAACATCTCCATCTGCTACAACATCTCCACCAACTGGTAAAGAAAGTTTATCATAAACATTACCAGCAGAGTTTGAATATAAACTAACATTGATAGTATTCGTATCTGTATGAATAGAGTTATCCGGTATACTCTTCAACTGTCCTTTGACATAGTTGTAAAGATAAATCTTATTTAAGTTATCTTCTCCAGTTGCCAATGAACTGCTTTGATAAAAGTTGCCAGTGTCATCTTTCTGGGAAGAATCCCATCTTGCTTCTAAGTTTGGTCTAAGATAGAAATATTCGCTTGATCTTGCGAAGAACTTTTTAGTATAGTTTGATTTTGGTCCAGACTCATATCCTCCAGACATTAATAAAGCAAATCCATAATTGGTAGTTGCCCCTTCAAGCCACTTTTCTACTAAATCACTAACATCAACTGAAACGTTTTCTGTTCCATCTACAAAAGAAGCAGTGTAGGATGGGAACCCACTTGCGCTAACCATTTGAGAGATTTCCAAAAAGTCTCCACCCTCACTGGTCCAAGTTGTATATCCGTCACCAGCAGCCCCTCTTCTTACCCAGTTTGATCCTGTGCTCTGATATGTTAAATCAGAATAGTTTTCCATATCTAAGCCTACGCCCTCTTGCCAAGAAGATGACACAGCCAAGATAGACATTGTAAAGTTTTTAGGAAGAGTAAATGCGTGAGGAGCATTATACATATTTAAATACCAAGATACATTTCCACTTGCCGGAATTAAGCCTCTTGTTCTATCATTGTTAATAGAATCTGTATCAAACTGAACTAAAATCCTTGATTTTTCAGTATCAACTCCTGCTGATGAAGACACTTGACCGTAGATATAAAACGCTTCCAATACATCGGAAGCACCCATATTGGAGCCTGTTCCTCTTGTGACAAGATTTGCTTCAAATGCATCTGTGATTGTGTTATCAGAAGTAGCGATATATCTTTTAATAGCCATTACTTAACAGTTCCTCTTATATCCGTATCTGGAAACTTGATTTCAAAAATAACATCTTCTGGAGCCAATATCATTCTTCCATCTGCTGTTGTATATCTATCCAAATCAAAATCTACGGATGAATACAAAGAGCCATATTTTCTCACTACTTTTATCTTGACAACATCTAGCAAACCATCTACTTCCTTAAGGGCTTGAAATATATCTCCGTATCTTATTGGTTCAGATATGTTAAACTTTGTTGATGTCATTCGTTGTATGATAGCCTCTGTTGCATCAGAAAGAACTTTAAACTTATTCGTATCTGAATCGGCTACAACATCAAATTCAACACCAACATTGACTATTTTTGCGTCCATAATGTCAATAGTGTCGTTTAACATTTTATAGTTTGTAATCCAAGTCTTTAAGTTCTTTTTTAAAGTATCGGTTGATTGTGTTAAAAATCCGTTGACATCTTCTGATACAACATATAAATTAATATTTCTTTTAAATGAGTTTAAGTCTTGGGCAATGTTTGCTCTTTTAACTGCTCCAAACTTTGGAGGCATATTGTAGATCATTGATACATAATCTTCTTTTGTTACTGCCCTATTTTGAGATGCGTAGTTTCCGTATGCTCTATATTTAATCTCTTCAGAGTTTGGAACACTGATGTTTCCGACGATTGGCTTTTCGTTTTCAAACTCCAATGAAGAAACAACATTTCTAACTTTATCCGAATCAAGTTCATTAACATTACCAAAATCGTATTGAGTGTCAGAAGCAGATGCCAATGAGTTTGTTGCCAAGTTTACGTTATTTTGCCCATTAACCCTGTAAATAACTTGAAGAGTTGTATTTGATGGAGCAACACCTAATGTGTCTGTTTCTATCAGATTGGTTGGGTCAAAACTTTGATCTGTGACATATCCTCTACCGTGAACACTTAATACAACTTTGCTTGGATCAGAGATTTTTTCATTAGTTAAGTTTGTTTCAGAGCCATATCCAAACTGAATAGTTGTTACTCCACCAATAGTCTCAGAAATAAATCTTCTTGGAACACCATATGGTTGCATAATAAATGGAACTTGATTTTTATCGCTTGAGTTATTTACTATTGGTCTGTAAATAACATCTTGGCTTAAATAATCTACTTCATAATATTCATTACCTTCATTATCAATTACGGAAATGATTTCTGAAATATTATTTCCAGCAAGTTGAAACTTTGGAAACCTTTGATATTCTCCAACGTCAACAAATTCTACTGCTATATCTCCAGAAATAATCTGACCATATGTTTTTATCGCATATCTTGTTGGGACACCAGTTGAAGAGTCAACTTCAGCGACTACTACTTCATTATTTTGGTTTGAAAAATCAACATCTTCATTTAAAGTAAATGTTGTTCCACCTTCTGATGTAAATTTTGTGCCTCTTTTTAGGATAGGAGCGTAGTTTAAATCAGGTCCTGTGCCAGATGTTACAGATGGAACAAGAAGATATAAAGTAACTTCTCCACTTGATACTGGTATGCCATTATATTTATATCCGAGTTGCTTTGCTAATCTGATTACGTTATTATATTCTATTGCGGAATCAAGAAAAGCCTCGTTTGCTGAATAATCTACATAGAAAGATAGAATATCTCCTACATAAGCAACTGTATCCAGCATAAGAGATCCAAAAGACGCTTCACTAAAATCTTGGAAGTTGTCTGGGTAATATCTTTTTGCGTAAGAAACGAGATCACGCTTGATTGTGGCGAACTCTCTACTGGTATAGTTGATTGGGACTGTCTTTTTCTTATCAAAAGGCACGTTATTGTTCTCCTTAACTTGTAAATAGTCAAAAAAACAAATGTTTACCTACAATGTGTAAACAATTAATATCCACTTGAAACAGATACAGACAACACATCGGAAGCGTTGAGGGGTTTTATGAAATAAGTAACTGTCACTTTCAATCTTCTGTCTTCAAAAAACTCTGAATTTGTGTCAAAACTTTCAAACTGAATGTCCTGAACTGTAATAAATGGAAGGTATTTTGCTGTTTGAGAATATATTCTTTGCTCTATGTTCTGATATAAAACTGGATTATCTTGCTCAAACAAAAATGTATACATACCTATACCGAAATCTGGAATCATCATCCTTTCTCCCGGATTTGTAAGGATTAACATTTTAAAGTTCTGCTTAACGACATCTCTAATGGTGTCAAGCATCTTATAACCATCAATAGGATCAAGCGTCAATGGTAATAATGGAGAATATTTCGCCATTTTTATGGTGCTCCTTTAATACTTGTTTTGGCTATCCCAGATGGTCCACCCTGCTGTTTAATAGAATCAGGCTCTTGCTTGTATGCTTCGTTGCCTTTTACATCTCCGACCATTTTGATTTGATCAAATATTGTTTTTTTAGTTCTATCAAAAGCATTATTTACCCTTGGGGAAGAGACAGCCAAGATACTATAAATAGACATTGTGTATAATATTTTTGGAACTGAGAAACAATATTTGTAGATCAACTGAAAATCATCAGAGTTAATCATATCTTTTAGAAGATTAAAAGTTATTGTCTGTATTCTTTCTTCAAAGAAAAGATCTCCGATCTTTCCTTGGACGGTTCCATTTGTATATGAGAAATCTTCATTATTAATACCGTGGACTATTTCATATAATCCTTTATCAAAAGTGACCAATCCCCCTTTATCTTGAGGCAAATATCCTTCATCCCAGTTGGTTATAGAAGTAGATCTTTCTATTAAGGGGAAAATATAAGAAATTCTTTCTTCATCTTCTCCACCCGCTGCTGCTGCTTCATTTTCTATTAGTCTTATGCTTTTTTCTCGCTTTATTGTATCTTGTATTGTTGTTTCTAAACTTGATATATCTTTTTTTGTTGCCCCATCAAAGAAACCATTATTCAAACTACTATTTGCTGCGTTTCCGTAAAACAAGGTGAACATAACGCTTTGTATTTCTTTTAATGTCTGGTTTGGTTCCATTATATATATATTTCCATTATCACCAACAATGCTATCACCAGTGTAAGCATATCCATAACAATGCCTTACGCCTATTCTAATATCTTTAAATAAACTCTTAAGAGGAACATTGACAGACTTATCCGCATTAGTTTCTGATTTTAGTTT